TTCGAGACCGTGATCGTGACCACAGTTGAGTAGGATTTGCTTTAGGCGATTAACTCTTTCTTCAACTTTAGCGTATTGCTCAGGAGAAAGAATTTTTTCAAATTCTGGCTTAAGTTTTACTTCGATACCAACATCGAAACGGTCTTTACGAATGTGGCCATAAAGACTTAGCATGTTACCGCGAGTACGAAGGATTGCGGCAACCAAGTGATCCGTTACGCGGATCTGTTTAATCATTTCGTCTGGTAATAGACGCTGCTTAGATTTGAACAGTCCAAGGTAGTTGGACGTAGGGGCAGGATGTTCCGTGAAAGCTAATCGTGGTGCTTTCTTATTAGCCGAGCCAGTAGCTTGCATAATGGCAAACTGCAAAGGAGACAGTTCTGCCTTCTCAAGCTTTTCTTCTGGACCGTCTACGAAGCCTACGCTAATTTTAGAAGATTTAGCGGGTTGTGCTACTTCAGGAGCGGCAGGCTTATTTTGATTTTCATCACTCATAACTTACCTTATTCAACAGAAAGCATCAACACGTTAGCCGTAGAGTTACTCACGTTGGTTACAGATAGCGAATAAACAGTAGAAGTTCTCATGAATAGACCAGGAGCGACTACTAGACCGCCACTAAAGAACGGTTGAACGTCATCTGTGTTGGTTCCATTTATATTTATATCACAGTGTTGGTCAGCTTCGATGTAGACTAATTGCTTAGCATTTGAGTAAATTGCTATGGCTTCTGTGGTAATAGGCCCTTCTTGTGGTAGTATACTTGTACTGTAGAATTCTAGAGCATTTGCATAAACTGCTGTGATCACGTATGTACCTTGGGTTACAGAAGAGAAGTCGCCACTGATAACTAATTTATCATTAGCCTGAACGCCTGCAGCACCGAAGATTTGAATCTGTAAGGCAAAACCTGCTCCAAGCGTAATAGGACCTTCTGCAAGCGCACTAGGATTGGCTACCGAGAAACTCGTGGCCGTTACGCTAATGACCTTATTGAAGCCTTGATTAAGCGGATTAAAGAGATTGCCAACGAATACTGAGTCGCCTACTTGTACGCCAGTCAAATTGAATGCTGTACCGCCTGTAGAAGCAAAGGTAGCGACGGGGCCATTAAGTGTAACGGTTACTTGGGTAGTAGCATCTGCGCCGGTAGTTCGAGGAGTCCTGAAGTTAGGGGCTGTGCCGCCTGTCCAAGAGAGTGTGTAAGTACTTGAAGTTAAAGGCTTAAGTGCAATAGAATATCGTGTCGTCAAATCTTGAGCTAAGGTCCTGGAACCATTGAACAATGTTTTAGTTTCGCCTGGCGCTAGTTGGATGGGCTGTTCTTGGGGATTGCCTACTTGTACGCTATTCAGACTTCTATTCCACTTGAAATTATTAAGGGAAGGATTATTTGAAGAATTCTGATCGCTGTAAGCATTTAGAAAAACTAGCAAATTTAATTGACTCATTTGATAAACCTCTTTAAGCTTAGCCTACATTAAGATTGTTAGTCCATATTCCAATGGAAACCGCCCTTTTTCCCAGTACCTTGAGTACCTTGAGGGATATTGGAAATGCGCTTAGCTATTTATTCTTTCATTTGTTGTGAATGGGTAGGATTAGGATTTTGTTCAGTCTGTTTCAATTGTTCCTCGGTCCAGACCGCATCGGGCCTAAAATGGCCTTTCACTGGCCACATATTCTGACCCACGTAACGTAAGGCGTCACAAATGTCCGCGATACCTCGTTCGTCATCTGGCTTAAGGGTTACGTTGCCTTGGCCGTCGAGCTGGAACCTATGTTTGAGGATGGCGCTAATAGCTTTCTTGTTTGATTCATTTGCGATCACCTTGAACAGGCGCTTGCCAGCAGCGTTGGTGATTTTGGAACGAATAGACTCAATGCCACCGAATACATCTTTTGTGAAAGGAGGACACTTCATTCCATTCTTAGTGAACGATTTGATGTGTTGGGGGTACGCAGTATCCGCGAACCATTTTGATACGTTATATTTATCCCTAAAAGTCTTCGCAATTTCCAATTGGTCTACGAATTCTAGGCCAGGAGCGGCGTATGTTTCCATAAGCCAAACTTCTTCGTCGGGCAATACGGCACAAATGACAATGACGAAATCATGTACATAGCCCCAGTCAATTCCTGCATAAAAAGGAATACCTGATTGTTTCATTTCGTGAATCAAAGTAATATCTGTTATGTTCCGAGTGGTAGGACCAAAGAGTGTCTCATAAGCCTCTTTGATCGACATTACGTTACCCTTACCAGGAGTAGTGCTGAATCGCGGATAAACCAGACCTTCTGAACCAGGCTTCCAGCACATAAGCTGTGCTTCAGCCGTATCGGGATCGTTTTCCTTAAACTTTTGGATAATTGATCCAATAGGCTTATAAAAGCCGCCCGTGGCGCTAGCAGGCTTATCTGCTAATCTACCCTTACAAACAGGCAATAAGGGACATTTAGCACATCCCGCATGTGCTTTAGGGACCAAATCCCATTTTGGCTTTTCGATATCTGGAATAACCTTGTATTCTTCTTCAGAAAGCTGTCTTAGAGGTAAGTTCTTATTAACGTATCGGTCTTCTTTTGGCTCATTAGGAAGATGTCTTTCTGGAGGACATCTTTCTGTAACGTCAATGATATTCCAGTTAACAATTTTGTAGTTTGTCTCTGCCGCACGCTCGATCGCTTGGGCCATGTTACCGAATGCATATTTACGAGTAGAAAGATAGACTTTTACTCCGTGAATGCCCTTACTGTAACCAACGATGTTTACGCCTTCTTTCAATGCTTTTGGATCGGCAAGGTCCAATTCGTCAAGGAATAGAACGTTTGAGTGTAGAGAGTTCATCCCCTTTGGGTTACAAATGACGATCTTGATGAAGGGTTGTTTGCCTTGTGGTGTTTTAAATTTAAAGACGCGCTTGTTTTGCGTCATGTTTTCCCAACCAGCTTTAGCAATTAAGGGCTCTACTTTAAGTAGAAAACTTTCAATATAGCCAAGGCCGACTGCGGATTGTTCTTCCGTAGCAGCAGCGTGACCAATTTCTAATTGGAAATGAAGTAAAAGTAGCAATTCGAGAATGGCGACCGAAACAGTCTTCATTCCTTCGCGGCAACTCATCAGGATATAGCCTGGATTTTTATCGCCTGTATTAGTTTTAAAAGTATTGTAGATTTGCCAGATGGCATCCAGCGGGCTGGAGTTACTGTCTGGATCAGTAATCTCTAGAGGAATGTCCAGTCCAAGAAAAAACATAACCCAATCTTTGATTTCTTGTGCTGATAAAAGCACGTTGAACATCAAAGTGGCATATTTCTTCTTTTCTGAATCATCTAGTAAGTCAAAATCCATTAGATAGTTCCATATGGTAGAGCCGGCAATGGCTTACATGGGCATCTCGTAGCGTAGGGAGACACGCCACTACCGCAAGCTGGATAAATCCATCCTTGCGTTACGAGAGGAGCTGGTTTGTTTAAACAACTACATCCAAGCACATGCCAAGATCCATTCGGAGGGCATTGAATCGGGCCGCTATTTATAGAGCCTGAACCAATGCTACCTTGAGGATCTCCGCTTTGTAGCGGAGTAGTAGTGATGCATTTTAAGTTTTCACTAATTTTTTGACCATATTTCCAGGCAGCCGTTTCAGGAGGCAAGCAGCAAGGGCCAGAGCAACTAGGATGTAGGGGCTTTAATTCTTCCATAATCATAAATCCTTATAATTATTAAGATTATTCTTCTACATATATTATGGCCTTTCATTCGCCTCATTTACGTAATGGTTGGGGTTTTCCACAGCCCTTGTAAACTCTGCGTCGGCCTTAGCTTCGCTTCTTTCAAAGACTTCATCTCTTGGATGACATACGATGCCGCCCATTGTACCCAAGACAGTAGCGATACTGACAGCATTGACTAGTGATTCTTCTACCGCTTTGGTTGCGTCGAATAGGCCAAGTTCTTCTGCTTTGCCGAACTTTTCATTTTCAATGTCATAAACTAGTTCATTATCTCGGACTAGCTTGGCCAAAGCATCTTCGATTTCTGTTGAGTTATATCCAGCGTTATCTAGGAGGGTATTAGGAAGTGCAAGTAGGGAAGGCATCAAAACTTCTCTAGCAGGATCGCCTTCGGGCAATTCTTGAGCAAGCTTGAAGGCCATATCAAGAGCTATACGGCATCCACCGGGAAGCGCTCCATGTGAGATAGCTGAACGAACGGCACACACAGCGTCTTCGCAGCGGTCGTGGGCCTCCTTTAGTTCCCCATTGGAGCCACCGTAAATAGTAAGCTTAGCGATACCATTAGTGATTTTGCCAATGCGTTCTTCTAAGAAAATCTTTTCAGCTTGGCTTTCAGCATTCTCTTTCATAGTCTTCAGTTCTTCTGCGCGAACTTCAACGTTCACTGGATCTGGATCACCAATGACTGTGCTTCGGAAACGATAGCACTCAAAGCTTTCCATGCCAGCTCCAAGATCTTGTAAAGTGGCAGTGCTTACTTGATCTTTTAGGCCGAATACTTTAGCGCCAGTGAAGGCCGCCAAGTCATATAGGAAGTGAGTTTGGCTATTCAAGAATTGGGCCATGGGGGTCATAACTGGTAGTACGTTAATGGTACCAGGATTAGCGAAGTTGAATGCTAATGTAGTTAGAACGTTTTCGCTAAAGCCGTGAGCAAAGATGACGATATTTTTGAAATCAGCGTTGCCTTCCACGTATTTAGTGCCAATGGCAGCGAGTAATGGATCGATAGTGATCAAATCATTTAACACGCCGTCAAATAGGAGGAAGAGAGGCTTTTCGAGAAAGCAACGCTGATTTGCTTGGTCATTGACGAATGCGTTATGCAATTTGCCAATGCTTTCTTCGTAACCGACTGGAATAGGAAATCCATCAATTCTTTGAACTTTGTAACCTGGGGAACCAGAAACTTCGCGAATGGTAACGTGCGAGGCATCGCCATAGCCGATTTCCTCGAATGCCTGAATAACCGCATCGGCCATTTCTTCATCACCGTTTGCAGAGATCTTGGCTACCATCTTAAGCATTTCTTTATTTTCTTCCCCGATAGGAATACTACGGGAACGAATGTAAGGAACGAGGATTTCTCTAGCCACTTTTGTAATCTTGCGAGCAGCTTTTTGTGGACTGTACTTTGGATTGTTTT